TTGTTGACAGCGGAGGCCCAGAGGTGGGCGGTGAGGCCGCGCAGGCGGCAGCGGCGGATGTCATTGCCGATGCGGGCGAATACTGCAGTGTGGTTGGTGATGTGGTTGCTCATGGTTTCAGCTCCTTGTGGGGCGGGATTGCCCCCTTGGTTCGGCATTATCCAGGTTACTGGTAACGTGTCAAGCACTTTGTGCGAGGCGAGCAATCAGCCGGCGCAGCGCGTTCAGATTGCGTGCGATGCCGGCATTGCCGCAGCGGCTCATCACCCAGGTGTAGCTATCGAACGCAGTCTGGGGTGTACCATTCCAAAGCGGCTGGAAGGGCACGCCGCGCAGCGCGACTTCATGCTCGGCCAGCAGCGCCTGGTAGGCAGCGCGGTCGCGCTCGCCCTTCGCGCGGCGCTTGGCCTGCTGGATGGCGCGATACTCAGGGGAGGTCTTGTAGCCCTTGATGAGGCCGGCGTCGCCGGTCTTCTCGACGCAGTCGCTGCCGACCTTGAACTCGCGGCCATTGGCATCGCGAATGATGAACACATTGCGGATGCCGGTGCCGCAGTAAGAGCAGCAGCCGGACGCCTGCGTGGTGCCATCGGGGTAAGTGATGAACTCCTCGCGGCATCCCACCACGCGGAAGGGGGCAACGCCGCAGCCAGCGGCTTCGAATACGTGCTTGCCGATGATGGCTTGGTTGTCGGTCTTGGTCATGTTCAGCTCCTTAAGGGGGCGCATCCTTGCGCCGGGGTGTTTGGTTTAGAGGCCGGCAGCGGCGAGGATGCGGCCACCGTGCTTGCACACGTTGCGGGCCTGGCCGGCGACGGCGAGGTACATCGTGCCGCGAGCCTGGGTGGTGCCGTTGTTGGTGCCGGGGCAGGTGCAGCAGGCCATATATGAAAGGCGGACGGTGCCGTCGGCCTTGGTGTCTGAAGTCTGCACGTAAACGTGCTGCTTGTTGCCGTTGCTGCGGTTCAAGTAGAGGTCGCTCATCTCGTTGCTCCTGTTGGGTGGCGGGATTGCCTGCCCTGGACTCGCATTATCCAGTTACCAGTAACGGTGTCAAGCGGTTTGTGAGGCTGGGTCGAAAAAAGGAACCGAGGGGGTACAATCAGGGGGGAGACAAACAGGAGCCGCCCATGCCGAAGCCGTCATTAGCCACCAACGTCGATATCCTCGATGAACGCGAGCGGTGCGCCGCCATCGCTGAAACAGTAGCGAACAGGCCTGAGTACTACTGCGCCAGGACCGGCGCCTGGGATGTCGCGATAAAGACCGCCGAGTTCATTCGAGCAGGGCTCGCGGTCGAAGACCTCCCCGAGTTCGACCCCGAGGCATAATGTTCCACGTGGAACATAGCAGGAGCTGACCGATGAGCTGCCCAATATGCGATGCCGAGACGCACGACCCAGCCCATGAATGCTCGCGAAACGATCTGCTGGCGCGCATCCAGATGCTGAAGGCCATGAATCGAGCTATAGCGGCGCAGTACGCCGAGTCCGAGCAGAAGCTCGAAACCTCACGCGCCATCATGCGCGGCTGGCAGCAAAGGGAGGCGGAGCTGGCGACGCTGGAGGATGTCAGAGTGCAGCGCCGCGACGCCAATGCTAAAGCCGAGCGCTACCGAGAGGCGCTCGCCGAAATCTACGGAAAGGTGGAAAGCCTCTGCGAGATGCACGACATCGCGGCCTTTCGCGAAGACCTGTGAGGAACTGAGATATGAACCGACGCGGCTTCATTCAGTCGATACTTGGCGGGCTCACTGTCGCTTCAGCGTTGAAGGTCGTGCCCCAGCTCGATCTGCTGGTGCCCGATGACACGCCTATCGAACTCGGCGCCGAGCTGGGCTTCGAGGAGCGCATCATCTACCAGGCACCCCGCAACGGCTGGCTGTACATTGCCACCATCCGCAATCAAGCCCCCGGTAGCGAGCAGTGGGACTGGTCAGAGCTGTACGTTGACGAGCCTAACAACACCAAGACCCTTACCAAGGCGCGCGCTATGGCGACTATGGCATTCAAGCGAATAGGCGCAATGGCATGACCCGGTTCATAGAATGGGTGCGCGGGTTCGGTATGCCGGAGTGGCTGCTGGTCATCATGCTCTCACTCGTCGCCCTCATAATCCCGCTCAGCATCATAGGTCACCAGCAGTTCATGGCCGAGTGCCTGCAAGACCACAAGCAATACGAATGTACCGCTATGTGGCGCAGCACACAGACAAGCCCTCCATTGGTTATCATCACCCGATGACCAGCTACCTCGAAGCGCTTGATGGATTGCGTATCTCGGATGAACGGAGAGCTGTCGAGGTTGTCGAGCTTAAGGTCCGTCTGGCCCAGATACACACCGCGCTGGTGACCCTCGGGATGGACATCGACCTGGAGCAACCAAGGGAATACCTGAAGGCGCAGGTTGTCCGCCTGCAAGCGCTCACGACGAAGGCGATAGAGTAGGCCACTGACATGGCAACACCCCGCAAAAAGCCCGAGGACAAGAAGAAGGTCGGGCGAGACACCAAGTACCGCAAGGAGTTCAACGCCCGAGCGTACCGCTATGCCCTGCTCGGCATGACCGACGAGGAAATGGCTGGCCTGTTCGAAGTGGCGCCGGCCACATTCTCCCGATGGAAGGCGACCCATCCAGAATTTCGAGAGGCCATTCTCCGGGGTGGGCCAGAAGCGGACGCCCGAGTGGCGCAATCCACCTATCGACGCGCCTGCGGATACCGACACAAGAGCACCAAGTTCTTCATGCACAAAGGCGAGGTCATCGCTCAGCCGTACACCGAGGTCTATCCGCCAGACACGCAGGCCGCGACCCTGTGGCTGTCCAACCGAGCCCGAGGCAAGTGGAAGCAGCGCCAGGACGTCGAGCTGACCACGCCGGCCGGCACCCTGGTCGTGATGTCGGCCCTGACGCGAGAGCCATTGCCCGAGCCAGGCAAGAAGCCGGCAGTAGACGATGGCTGACCTCTCCCAGCCCAACGTCCCGCGCGAGATCAAGTACAGCCTGCTGGGCTCGCCCACTCTCGACCAGTTCTTCAATGCCCGCAGCGATGCCATCGAAGGCCTCATGGGGCCATTCGGTAGCGGCAAGACCGTCGCGCTGCTCATGAAGTCCATATCGATAGCCCATGAGATGCCGCCCTGCCAGGATGGTATCCGCCGCTGTCGCTATGCCGTGGTGCGCAACACCTACGCGCAGCTCGAAGACACCACGATGAAGACGTTCTTCGCGTGGATTCCGCCTGCGACCTGGGGCAAGTTCAGGGATGCCAAGCACAGCTATGTGGTGCAAGGGTTCAAGGGGCTGGAGATCGAGTACATCTTCCGCGCGCTCGACCGGCCAGACCATGTGCAGAACCTGCTGTCGCTGGAGCTGAGCCACGCCCTGGTCAATGAAGCGCGCGAGGTGCCCAAGGAAGTCATCGGCCCGCTGTATGGCCGCACAGGGCGCTACCCGCCACGCGTCGAGTGCGGCGAGTTCTACCGTCGCATGATGATGGACACCAACCCGCCGGACACCGACAACTGGTGGTACACCAAGTTCGAGGACGAGCGGCCGAAGGGCTGGCGCCTGTACAAGCAACCCGGCGGCCTCATCCACCGCAACGGCATATTCACCGTCAACCCCAATGCCGAGAACCTGGAGCACCTGCCGGCCGACTATTATGACGCCATGGTCGGCACCATGTCCGAGTCCGAGGTCAAGGTGTACGGCTGCGCTGAGTACGGTCACCTGCAGACGGGCAAGCCGGTCTATCCCGAGTACCGCGACTCCTGGCACTGCCGCGAGTTCGACATCCCTAAAGGCTGCGCTGTCATGCGCGGCTGGGACTTTGGCCTGACGCCGGCGGCGGTGTTCATCACTGTCATGCCCAACGGCCAAGTGCGTATCTTCGATGAGCAGACCGCTGACCGCGCTGGCATCCAGTCGTTCGCCCCCATCGTCAAGACCCACACGGCAATGGAGTACGGATGGGCGACCGGCATCCGGCTCAATGATGTGGGTGACCCGGCAGGCGCATCGGCATCGGACACCGATGAGCAGTCCTGCTTCGACATCATGCACGCCTTGGGCGTGGACATTCAGCCGGGGCAGCAAGACCCGACGCTGCGCCAGGAGTCGGTGCGCTACCTGCTCAAGAACGCCATCGACGGCGAGCCTATGCTGCTGGTGCACCCTCGATGCAAGCGCATCCGCAAGGGCTTCCAGGGCGAGTACAAGCACCGCCGGCTCATGGTCGGGGGCAGCACTGCACGCTACGTCGAGAAGCCCGACAAGAACATGTACAGCCATCCCCATGACGCGCTGCAGTATGTCGCGGTCGAACTGGTGGGCGACATTGTGAGAGGATTCGCGCGTAAGCCGGGGGAGAGAGTGCAGACGCACTCGGTGGCGGACTTCGAGCCTATGGCTGGTCTCAACAGCAGGCCCGACTTCCAACACAGCCAGGCCTTTGCCGAGGCCGACTTCGACCCTTACTGAGGACCGCACATGGCAACAGCACTGCTCAGGCGCCGAGGCGCCGCTACCTTCGATGATGTCATCGTCGGCCCAGGGTTCCGAGGCGGCGTGAACCGCACGGCAATGAGTCGAGCGCCGTCTGCCACCAGCAGCTCGGGCCGGCCGGTCAGCATCACGCCCAGCGCGGCGACCACGCCGACCACCCCCAATGCGAACCTCAACGCCAAGAACCTGCCCTACAAGGAAGCCGGCGCCGGCAATGCCTGGGTCGGCATCAACGAAGGCAACGTGTTCGCCAACATCGACAAGATCCGAGCGCACCAGACCGAGAAGGAAGGCGGCAGCAAGCAGGCATGGGAGAACCTCTCGCGCTGGTCAACCACCAATACCGGGCCGAATGCCGACAAGGGCCAGCTCGCGCTGTTCCAGCGATTTGTCGATACGGGCGTGCGTGACCCTGGCCTCAAGACCTCGACCGCCCTGGCGGCCACTGACTGGACGTTCCGCGACATCGGGCGCGGCCAGCAGAACAAGAAGAACTTCCTCGACTCTACGTTCGGCAAGCTGCTCACGGTTGCGGCCCAGGTGGGCGCGACCATCGTCACTGGCAACCCGGCTGCGGCTATGGCTATCGGTGCTGCCTCGGGCGGCCTCAAGGCAAGGGGCGGAGGCTGGGTGGGCGCAGCGTTCGGTGCAGCTCAAGGCTATGGCGTCGCAGGCGCAACGAGCTGGGTCGCCAATGGCGGCCTCACTGCGCTGACGGCGCCTGCCAATGGCGCCGGAGTCGCTGCCACTGGCAGCAGCAGCGTTGGGGCCAAGGTCGCCAACGTCGCCAGCAACGTCGTGAACAACGCCCGCACTGGCCTCACCACTGCCGGCGCCGGGTTCGGCATCAAGGAAGGCGCGAGCCTGCTCAGTGCTGCCGGCTCGGTCAAGGAGCTGTTGACCGGTGCCGCCGTGACCGGCGCCGGCGTACTGGCAGCCAATGCCTTGGACGCCCCGAAGCCGGACACTATCAAGCCACCGCCTGGGCCAGCCGAGCTGACGCCCGAGGAGAAGTTCCAACAGCAAATGCTGAAGCGGCGCCGCGCTGTCGCCACCAACCTGTCGTGGGGCAGCAGCTCCACTGGCGGCCTCGGTCGCCCCACTCTACTTGGCGCCCCGTCGCGCCTGGGGGCATGAGTTTATGGAAGCCGCCAAGATCTGCGACATGTTCGCTTACCTCAACAGCGAGAAGTCAAACCTCGCCAACGAATTCCAAGCGGTAGTGGACTACTTCCTGCCAGACCGAGGGAACGTCACCCGCTGGGAAACACCAGGGCAGCGTCGTGGCATCACGCGGTATGACGACACCGCAGTCGATGCACTGGAAATTCTTGCCGGCAACTTCGCCGCCACCCTCACGCCAATGGGCAGTGTGTGGTTCGAGCTGGGCCTCCAGAATACGCGCCTGGGCGACAAGCCGAAGATAGCGAACTGGCGCCAGGAGTGCCGCGACCTGATGCTCGCCGAGATGGCGAAGTCCAACTTCTACCTCATGATGGACGAGATGTACCTCGACCTCTGCGGGTTCGCGACCACGGCAGGCTACGCCGAGATGGTGAACAGCCAGCTCCATTACTCGTGCTGGCCGGTCAAGGACTACGTGTTCACGATG